TACACAACCCCCGTGTTCGTTTCATCACGATCGATATACATAAACAGTAGTGCCGCTACTAGTAATATAACTGAAATTATTTCAATTAGATTTCCACTTATCTTCATTCTTTACTCTTTTCTTCACTCTTTTCTTCACATTGTTCTTTTTGTACTTTGCCACAAGTGCAACCTGAACAGCCGCCATTAATCTTTGATGCGCCCATCATAAACAATATAAACAATGCAACAAATATAGCCCACATTATAAAATAAATCATTTTTTACTCTCCGCTTCTGCAATACGTTTACGTAAACTGCTCGAACTAAATGAGTGATCACGTTTATTATACACTAATTCAATGTCGCGAGCAATACAAATATCGCGTCCAGTAAATTCTTTATCTCTGTATTCAATACCTAATACACGTACATCAATTGGTAATGCTAGTAAGATGTCTTCGAGGTCGCTTTCTGTATTGTAAACTACAACTTCGTCAACATAACGTGTTGCGGCAAGTTGTATTTGTCGTTCAACAATACTTTGTATTGGTGCGTTCTTCTCTGGTCTATCCCACGATGCATTATTTTGTAAGCCGGCAATTAAGTAATCGCAATGATTCTTTGCTTCGCTTAACATAGCAATATGACCCGCATGCAATAAATCGAAAGACGAGAAGGTTATGCCAATTTTAAGTCCTAGCCCTTTTAATTCTTTAATTTTATTAAAAATCATTTGTATACAACCTGTAGTTTTTGTTGTTTAATCAATTTATAAAATGTTGCTCGATGTTTTATATTTAATGCGATCATTGCATGCCCAACTGATTCGTATTCTATATTATCTATTATAACAGATTTATATTTTGCTGTCAACGGAACATTTTTTCGTTTTGCAGCGGCAACAGCATGAGCAAGTTTCCATTCTGGTGTTTTAGTATAATCTTTTGATGCTTGCGACATTTTTTCTTTTGTGGCAGCATTATGAGTTAATCCAGTGTGCCCATTAGATTTATTCTTTTTTGCATTGCTTATTTTTTTTCCGTGCTCGGATCTTTCATCCTCGGACATATTATGATGCCAATTCGTTAGTCCGATAATTTGCTTATCTCGTATCTGTTTTAGATCTGGGTGATTAGTTAGCGTATCGCCACCTGTGCCACCTTTAGCAATATTATACAAATTAACAGTTTTACTATATAATTCTATTAATTCGATTTCTTTAAGATCAAGTTCTTCTACTGATTGCGCCCAATATAATACTTTGATATTAAAATTTTCTTTACCATATTTTTTAATTGCTGTCTTTAAAACAGTACCAGATCCATAATAAGAATAATCTAAAGTCGATTTATTTTTTTTACCAATATATGCTCGGCTGTTAATTAAATTAGTAGTAATGTAAATATATCCTGTATACATATAAATATCCCTTGTATAGATATTTATCACATACTGTCAATTTAACCTATTAAACTGACTTAATCATTTTGTGTCAGCCTCTAATTTCACTACAAGTGGGAAGCCAGATGCACGTGCAAGTTGTGTTGCTTCGACGCCTTTCTGTTCTGCCATCTCATACGGTAACAGCGCAACAACAGCACTACCTTCATTATGAATTGTAATAGTAATATCAGTGGCTGTATCATGCGCCATATCAAATACCACAAGCAAACTTTCGATTACAAATTCCATTGTTGTAACATCATCATTAATGTAAATGACTTTGTACATACTCGGCTCTTTAATAGCCAAGTTTGGAGTTGTTTTAACTTTTGCAATTGCTTTTGCCATGTGTTTTCTCTTTATTATGTTATGGGAGGGTAGCATTTCTGCTACCCTTAATACTATTATACTACGGTTGAAAGGAAATTGCAACCTTTCTTGGCTTGGCAGTTTCGGGAATGATATGCTCTAACATTACTGTTAGTATTCCATTCTTTACAACTGCACCTTTTACTTCAACGTTCTCTGCTAGTGCAAAACTACGAACAAAGTTACGTGTTGCAATGCCACGATGTATATATTCAACATTTGGATCATCAACTATCTTGCTTGCACCGTGTACAACAAGCTCATGATTAATTACTTCAACATCGAGCTCATCTTCTGCAAAGCCAGCCACTGCAATTTCAACAGTATATGCAGTTTCACTATAACGTACAATATTGTATGGTGGATAGTTAGTTGCATTTAATGTACCAGCAGTACGATTTAAGTTAATAAAAATACTCTCAAAGCCTACTGCAAATCTACGTATGTCAGGTGGGGTCACTACTGTTGGCATTATTTCGCCTCCTTATCAACTTCCGTAAACTCTGCATCAACAACACCTTCTTGTGCCGCTGTTTCTGTTTGCGCACCTGGCTCAACTGTTGCCGACTCTTGTGCTTGAGTAATTTCAAACAATGGTTTAGCAACTTCAAATACCTTACCAACTGCCGCAGTAATTGCTTCTGCATCATCTGATGTGTACGTTGCTTCTGCCGCAGTAATAGCAGTTTCGATTTCAATCTTTTGTTCAGCAGTAATTTTATCGCCGTGTTCTTTAAGATTTTTGTTAACTGTATTGATTTGCGCTTCTGCCGCGTTCTTTGCTTCGACTACTACACGTGCCTTAGTATCTGCTTCTGCATTAACTTCTGCATCATGTACCATTGCTTCAATTTCAGCTTCAGTAAGTCCACTGTTTGCTTTAATAGTAATCTTGTTTTCTTTGCCAGTTGCTTTATCTTTAGCACTTACTTTTAAGATACCATTAGCATCAATGTCTAGTGTAATTTCAATTTGTGGAGCACCGCGCATTGCTGGAGCGATACCTTCTAAATTAAACTGCCCAAGTACTTTGTTGTCTTTAACAAATTCACGCTCACCTTGTGCTACCATAACAGTAACAGCTGGTTGATTATCCTCTGCTGTAGAGAATGTTTGGCTTGCTTTAGTTGGGATAGTTGTATTTTTCTTAATTAACTTAGTCATAATACCACCCATTGTTTCAATTCCCAGTGATAATGGTGTTACATCAAGCAATAATACGTCTGTTTTGTCACCACCTAGCACTGCACCCTGAATTGCCGCACCCACTGCAACTGCTTCATCTGGGTTAACGTCTTTGCGTGGTGCTTTGCCAAAGAATGCTTCAACAGCTTCTTGTACTTTAGGCATACGTGTTTGCCCGCCAACAAGAATAACATCATCAATGTCGCTAACTTTAATGCCAGAATCTTTAACTGCAATCTTACATGGATCAATTGAACGTTTAATTAGTTCTTCAACTAAACTCTCGAACTTAGCACGGGTAAGTTTTACAACTAAATGCTTAGGACCAGTTGCGTCAGCAGTAATGTATGGAAGATTTACTTCTGTTTGCGTTGAGCTTGATAACTCAATCTTTGCTTTCTCTGCGGCTTCTTTTAAGCGTTGTAGTGCAAGTATATCTTTAGTAATATCAATACCAGAGTCTTTCTTAAACTCGCTGATTAAGTATTCCATTACACGTTGGTCAAAGTCTTCACCACCTAAGAATGTATCGCCATTAGTTGAAAGTACTTCAAACTGTTTCTCTCCATCTACATCACTAATTTCAATAATACTAATGTCAAATGTACCACCACCTAAGTCATATACAGCAATCTTGCGATCTTTTTTATCACCTTTATCACAACCAAATGCTAATGCCGCTGCAGTTGGTTCGTTAATAATACGCAATACTTCTAAGCCTGCAATACGACCTGCATCTTTAGTTGCTTGACGTTGTGCATCATTGAAGTAAGCTGGTACTGTAATAACTGCTTGCGTTACTGCATAACCCAAATAGTCTTCTGCGGTTGATTTCATTTTGCGCAATACTTCTGCTGAGATTTGTGGAGGTGCTAATTTCTCTCCGTTAACTTCTACCCATGCATCACCGTTAACGTTCTTAACGATACTGTATGGCATTAAGCCAATGTCTTTTTGTACTGCTTCTTCGTCAAACTTGCGACCAATAAGTCGTTTGCTTGCGTAAATTGTGTTCTTTGGATTGGTAACTGACTGACGTTTAGCACTTGCGCCAACAATAATCTCATCGCCATAAGCAACGATTGATGGTGTAGTACGTGCGCCTTCATTATTTTCAATTATACGGGGTTTGTTATTTTCATAAATTGCGACGCAACTATTTGTAGTTCCGAGGTCGATTCCTAGAACGATATTTTTGCTCATATATTTCTCCTTTTAAAAAGCAAGTAATAGCCGTAGACCCTAATCAGGCATCTACGTTACTATTTATTATATACTACAGGGTATTACATTATTTGTCAAGTATTTTGACAACTAATTCTTAATAAAGTTTTGCTGGAAGCATTTGGCTAGATAATTTCTTTTTCCAACGTTGTTTTGCCGCTGCCGCTTTACGTTTGCGTTTAAGTGTTGGCTTTTCGTAAGATTCACGAGCACGTAGATCTAAGATTAGACCACTGTCCTGTATGTTCTTTTTAAACTTACGCATTGCTTGTTCTACGTTATCGTTCTTAACGTAAACTGTAGTGCCTTTTACCATTGATTCATGATTTGCCATTGATTACAATCTTCCTTGTTGAGTATTTATAAGTGTTATTACGAGTGGTTAAATTAAGTTTGTTTGCTGTCATCTACATACTTTTGAATTTGTTCTTGTTCCGATAGTGTAAGCTCTTCGGGATCATATTCGCCCGATGCTAATTTAGTTACTAGGTGTTTAATGTATTCTTTATCATACGAATATATATCGGTAGCTTTATCTACATCAATCCATTTAATGTCATTCCACTTGTATAGTTTGCTCGGTAAGTAATCAACTCTTAAGTATAAATCACCTTTAACTGGAGTTTTTGGAAACGCTATACCAAACCCTGCATTAACACTATTACCAGTTAATTCAGCATTAATAGATAAATCTGGTGCAGTAACCTGTTGGGCTGGTGGATAGTATAATGTTATTGGATTGCCTAAATGATCTTTAAGCATAACTGGATCAACAGATTTAATCTGCTCGAGCTCTGCGTGTTTTGCATCATGTTCTGCTTGCAATGTATCTAATTTAGTCTGCATTTCTGCAATTAAACCAATAGCATTATCTAAGTCTTGTTTAGCACTATCTGTTTCTGGATCTTCTTTACGTCCTTCGTCTATATAATCATATAGTTCGTCTGGTGAGATGTCGGCAGTAGTTATTTCTTCTTGTTGTGGAACTAATCCAATTGGACCTTCTGAATTTTTCATCCACGTCCACGGCTTATCCATATATGATTGTGTGTCTAATTCTTTTGCTATTTCTCTGCCGCGAGCGAAAAACTCTTCTTCTGTATCAAACAATGTTTGGCCCATAGTTTGGTCTTGTTCGACTCCAGATGCTTCTTTAATAGTTTCTATCTGTTCATCAGTTAACGGACTATCATCTGCTTCGTATGCAGGCTCGTCATCTTTCTTCTTTTGCTTATCTTCTTTTATCCATATAAACGTTTGGTCTGCGGCAAGTATTAATACAATAGCAAGTGGGTCAAATACAAACACTAGCAATATAATTACCCAACGTACAGCACGTTCAAGTAAGTTAGCATCTGGATTGTCGCCGTAGATAAGTGCCGCTATGTATAAAACTGGTCCAACATCGGCAGTTGCCTTACGTGCTTGTGATGCAATCGGAGTACGTTCTGCTTGTATAGCT